TTAGAGGGTGATTCCGGTCAGCTTAATGACGGCCTCGGGATTCAGCGGCTTAGCGTCGTATCGGCACACAACACGAATGGCCATCTGGTCGTAGTCACCGAACGTTTGGTCAAGAATCTTGACGGTCGGTGCCATATCGCGAGCAACCGCAATTTGCGAGAAATCAACCAGCGCGGCACGGCCCGTATTCGGAGTACCGGCCAGGTCAGGAATGCGGTTCGACACGATCACCGGGTGACCGAGCAGGGTGTACCCACCAGCGGCAGTGACATCGGGTTGCACGATGTAATTGCCATCGGTGGCCTTGATCTTGCGCAGAGCAATCAGCTCGCGAGAACGCATCACCCAACGCAGGTTGGCCGGGTCCACGTTCTCCCCCAGGGCCAGGGCCTCGGCGTCGTGCAGGTTGTCCAGCTTGATCGCGGCACCAACAGCGAGCGACTGCGTACCTGCCCACGCAAACAGCCCCTGCGGCGTGGTGATGCCGTCACCGGTAGCGCCGAACAGTTGCGTATCGAGCTTGGCGGCGACATCGGTCACGAGCCGGTCCTTGATCGCGGCATCGAGCGCCACGACGCTCTGGCGAGCCAATTCGTTGCTGTACTTCGTCAGCGTCTTGATCGATTTCATGGTGGTCGGCATCAGCACGACCTCATCGAAATCGGTATCGGCGTCGGGAATCAGCTCGTTCTCACCGACGAACCCGACCGTGGTCGGACCGCCGAGCTTGGGCAAACGCAGCTCGCTTGCAGTATCGAAAATGCGGGGGCCAGCGGCCAGGAACTTCGCCGACTCTTCGAGCGGCTTAACGAGAATCTTCGCGACTTGCTGCTGAGTGAGTTCGGTCGCGGTAGAGGTGCCTACAGCCATTGTGAAAACGTCCAATCAAATAGGAATTTCGGCGTGTGAATTCGTTCACGTCACCGGGACGTTTAAACGGTCAGCGCATCAGGCGCATTGCAGGCAACCCTACCACCGACGACCGACAATTACGCCCGCGCTCGGAGCATGTCAGCCAAATTCACCGGCTCAGAACTGGCCCCACGGTTGCCCTGGCCTACGTCACCGAATGGACGCCGACTAGCCAAATGCGGTTTACGGGTCAATAGTTCGTCAATTGCTCCCGACAGCGCTTGCTCGTCGTCCAGATTTGCGGCGTCAAATGGCAAATCGGTCGGGTCAGCCAGTCGGCCCGTAGCGCTCACCAGAGCGGTATGCAGGCGAGCCGCAAGGTCATCGGCACGCTGTGCACGCTCGCGGTAACCGGCGCTCTCCTTGCGCAGCTTCTCGACATAGGCACGGCCGAAAGTGTCTGCACCACTATCGAATTCAACGTCACCGCTTGCCGTTTCGTCGGAAACGCCTGCCACTGTTTGGCCGGCGCTTTCGCCATCGATTTCGGCGCTGTCGCTGGTCTCGTCGGTCGCGGCGTCCTGGCCTTCTCCCGCCAGGGTGGGGTCCGTTTCGGTCGTCGCGTCGGTGCTTTCGGTGACCGAATCGGTTACCTGTGCATCGGTGGCGTCAGACGGATTCAGCTCGCTATTGGCGTCGGTGGTCTCGTCGTTTTTGTGAATAAACATTTATTCTCCTCTGTAGGTGGTGATTCCTGCATTTGCATTCGCAACAGCGTCAGCAAGTTTGTTGGCAAGCTGCATTGCTTCCTCGGCATTCATCCGATAAGACACGCCCGCAATATGCATACGGATTGGCTCACGGGCCGATTCGCACATGGTGGCTACTTCTGCGATCCCACCTCGCGAACACGTTCTCACGCGGTCACGGCCTGATTCGGTGCGGTAATGGCTGGCACTGGCGCAGCTGGTGTAGCAGCACGAATTTCGGCAATCTCGGCATCGCTGTAACCGAGCTTTTTCAGAGCGAAATCGCGCGGCAGTAGGCCGGTCTGGAACAGCTTGACCGTGGCGTCGGCCTCTTGAGCGACCGAGCGGGTAGCCGCGTCGGCCCACTTGACCGAAATGTCGGCCACATGCGCCAGGTCGATTCGGTCGCGAATGGCAACGATCAGCTTGGCCACGCGCTCCCACGCTCTGCCGAACGTTTGTTGACGGGCCTCGGCCCTGGCGGTCAGCGATGCCTCGGACGCTCGCAGCGCGTCAGCGCTGGCAGGGTTATCGGTAAAGATTCCGACGTAGTGCGCTGGCAGCGTCGAGACGGCCATTATCTGACCGAGCAGCACGTTGACCGACTCTCCGTAGCCTCCCAAGTCTGCGGCAGCCAATTGACCGAACTTGGCCTCTGGCTGTTCGGCGATCATTGCCCGGTTGCCCTCGGGAATCGGGTTGACCACTTCCACGACGGGTTGGCCGTCGTCGTCCAGAACCGGCGTGCCGTCTGCATTGAGTACCGGGCGCTCTTCGAGCTCGATACCGGTTGCCCACCGTCGCGGCCTGCCGACGTACTCGCTGGTCGTCATCATGTCCACGAGACTCTTGTTCAGTCCGTCAACCAGCGGCATCATGTCTTCGATTTCGCTACTGCCGTAGTCGTCCAGAATTCGGTCTGAATTGCGCAGGTCCACGATCGGCACGACGCCCAGCGGATTGGCCAGGGTACCGACAACCTCGTAACCAAGTTGTGCCCCAACGTGATTCGCTCGGTATCGCGTGATTTCCTCGGGCAGGTACAGAACGACCTCGGTCGTCGTCTCGGTCTCCCAGCGCTTCACGGCGGCGACAATCTCGCGGGTGCCGGGGTCGCGCTGTACAGCGATTTGCTTAGCGGATTCGATTGTGACACTTGGCTTTCCCGCCAGGTCTGCCCAGACAATGGCGTACGAATCTCCCAGCAATAGGGCCTCACGGTGCGCGACTCCCGATAGCTGATCCATGTCGCAACGCAGCCAGTCGGCCCAGAGCTTTTCGTCGCTAAATCCGATGATGCGCAGGCGTTCGGCGAGCGCGGTCACAGCCAGCCGTGGCAGGTTCGACGCCATGCGACCGAATCGGTTGCCGAGCGCCGTCTTGCTTTCGGGACTCAAATACGCCAGGGCTTGCGTGCCCTCGTAATACGAATCGCAGAGCGAATAGCGGGCCAGTGGCTCGTCCAGTTTTTGCAGCAATTTGAGCAACAAATCGCTCTTTGCAATTGGCTCGGAAATTACTGTCATGCGAAACTCACCGTCCTACGTTTTGTTGCTCTGGTCGAATACCAAGCGGCTCGGTCAAATGCAACAATAGCAGCGACGGCCGCGTCAATCTTGCGTGGCGAGCCGCGTTTATCCTTGCTGACCAAATCTCCCATTGGCGTTCGCTTTGCGATGCAATGGGCAATGTGGGCTGACAATTCTTCGCTGCCATCATGGGTCACCGTTTTCGTATTCACTGCCTGATACAGCCGGTCGGTGGCCGGTGCCATGCGCTGAGCTGCGCCGGTATTCCACTCGACAACGCGGCGCTCACCGTGCCGTTTCGCCCATGCTTCGACCTCGGAGCGCCAGCCCCACGGATCACAGGCCAATTCCACGACGTTGTAGTGATTGAACGCCAAATCTATTGCTGTGGAAACACTTTCACGCGGCACACGCCAACGCGGGTCGCCAGGGTTCTCCCAAATGCCCTCAAGCCAGACGTAGCCGTCCATCGTGCACCCAACCAGCGCGGTCGAGTCGCCCGACGCCGAACCGTCGAACGCAAATACCACGCGCTCGTCTGCGGTGACTTTCCGTGGCGATTTGCAGGCCGTCCACGCTCCCCACGGCAACCACGATTCAATACCGGTAACCCATTGGCCTAGTCGGAGCTGCCTAAAAACGGGTTCGCGAATCGTTTTCAGCACGGACTCTAGGCCGTCTTCGCTCAAAAATGGATCTTCACAAGCGAGAGCCGGGTTAGCTTCCCGCCAGGCAGAGCGGTCATTTACTTCGCAGCCGTCAGGGGCCATCCATTCGCGCAAATAAAACGATGGATCAGTGCCAGCACGGCCATGCTCAATTAGTCGCCACATCACCGAATCGGCAGAATCGGCAGGCGTAGAAATGGCCAGCGTAAGAGATTCAGGCCGTTTACCGGCCACCGACGTCACTGCCTCCCAAACTTCCTCGGTGACAACGTGCAATTCGTCCACAACCATCAGTGACGGGTCATGGCCGTGCAGTGCGCCCGGTTCGGCAGGCAATGGCAGCAACGTTGCGTCGTTTTCTGGTAGGTAAATCCGGTCGGCGTAGACCTGCATTCGTTCTGCCAGAACAGGATTCAGCTCGATCATGCGTTTTGCGTAGCGCATTGTGATGTTGGCCTGGCGCTGGTCACTGGCGACAACCAGCACCTCGGCGCTCGGTGGGCCGACGAACATCTCTGCCAGACCCAATGCGGCGGCGAGCATCGTCTTACCGTTGGCGCGGGGGATGCTGATCACTGCGGTTCTGATCCTCGGCGCGAAAGCGCCGGTGATTAGCTCATTTTGGAAGTCTCGGAGCCGAAACGGCTCTTTCGCACCGTGACCACGCGGCGTAATGAGGTATTCGCCTATGAATTGCTGCCGTCGTGCGGCTCTACCCTCGGGATAATTGCTGAAATCTATTGGCGCAACGCTGATTTGACGCTTTGGACCGGCTTTCATAGCCAATTCACCTCCTTATTGACAATGATTTTCATGTGTAACACGAACTTTGACTCCCCCCAGCGGCTCATTAGTCCCCCATGCCAGGGGTAGCCCCCACCGTCTCCGTATCGAATGCTGACGCCCGTTCAGAGCCAGGGCGAGCAGAGCCACGCGCCACGTTGCACGGGCCGCAAACAATCGCTACGTCTTGCAGTCGGATGGCCTTGCCAGCGGCCTTGCGAGCCCAAGCCTGCGGCGTGTGGTCGCACTGCAAATCCTCGGTAGACCCGCAATCGCTACAGAACGGTTGCAAGCGTCGCGCTCTGGCTGACAACCGATTCCATGCCGCGTCATACCCTCGGGCCTGCGCGGTCAATGCGTGGCCATCACCATGCGGTCGGTCACGCGCTTTAAGTTTGTGCTCGTCGCAGCGCTCGGCCTCGGTTATCTCTCCGCATTCAATGCACGTTCGCATCGTCATTGCCACTGCTCAGGATCAGACGGTGTGCAGTGCTCGCGGAACCAACGCACGCCATCGCTGTCGTACTCGTCAGCGTCGTATGCGCCTTCTACCTCATTCGGTGGCGAAAGCACCGGCTGAGCCCACATCACAGCGCCAGTGAAATCACGTTGCCGTAGGCGTGCGCTCAGCTTGGTCACCACGACCTCGCCACCTGGCTCATACCGACCGCCGTGCGGCATGTCCGGCAACGCCTGGCCAGTGCTGAGCATGACGGCCTGTAGCTCGGCCATGCTCGGCGGTCGTACGCGCTGCGTTGCACGCGGGTGAGCAGCGAACCACAGCCGGTCATCCTCGGCAGCGTCCGCGTAGCCCTTGCCTATCGGGCAGGTGGCCGCGTGGTCGAGCACACCGGCATCAGCGCGGCGCTGGCGCTGTGGTGCCGACCAGCTCGCTCCGCAGTCGGGGCACTCGATATCCGTCAGCGCAGGGTGCAAAGGCAGGTAGTGGCCAGGCTGTAGCCCCAATGCATCCCGCCAGGAGCCACGCTCGCGACGCACTCTTTTGTTGCGAATACCGTTGTTGCGCTTGCTATTTCGTTTCCTGCTCATCGGTTGACCTCCTGCCCATATCCACAAATCCCGGATATTTGGCCCGTAAACGTTTTTCTCATATATGCCTCTCTTCTATTTCTCCCCTTTTTCTCATTCACTTATGAGAGAAAAAAGGTGGATATGGTGGATATGTGCAGGTCAGAGGGTGTTTTTGGTCGGCTATTTGGCGGATACATAGGCGGCTATCGCAGCGTCAGGCCGACCCAGACGCGCTGCTGACGCCCAGCGGGTCCACGCTTTCCCTCGTTTAATTTGTTTCTGTACGCTGCTTTAAATCGACGGCTAAACGTGTTAAGCGATCCTGCCTGCAATCCGGCGTTTGAGCACCACAATTGCCAGCGTTCATAGAGCGTTTGTTTGCCTACGTAACCGTCGTCGGCCCATTTGCACCGTTCCTCAATGAATTGAGTAACAGGGCTTGAGTCGTGCTCAATGTCGCGACGTAGCTCCCGCGACGATTCCGGTTCGGTGAACTTGCCGATGCGATTGAGTCGGTCGAGCCCGTCCAATGCCCAGTTGAAAATGCCAGGCAATTCAGCGGCCAACTTGTTTCGTAGGTCAATGTCAGGACTGGCCGCGAAACTGTTGGTCGTTTCGAGCAGTAGCATCCGCTCAGGCAATGCCCCCGATGCGTCTGGCAGCGCGGATAGCTCATTAGCCACGTAGACAAACCGAGCGCTCAGGTTGCCCCGCCAAGGGTCGCGGTACTTTCGGTTTATCTCGGTATATCCCTCACCAATGACGTTTTTGAGCCGGTCAACGAACAGCTCTGCATCCTTGCGGGCCACACGGTCGTCATCGAATACGGCCAATGTCTTGCCAATTAGGCCGGCCATGCCAAAACCACCGACGAAATCGTTAGAGCGCGATTCCGTATAGTTCTCGGTACCGACCAACAAGCGCAGCACGTAAACAATTGTCGATTTGCCGCTACGCTTTGGCCCCAGCATCATCAGCATTTTGTGCCGATTCGTCTGGCCACCGAGCACATAGCCAAACCATTCCTGCAATAGGTCAATCGCTTCGTCATCGTGTGGCCACAGTTCGCGTAGGAATTGCAGCCAGCGCGTCGGCGTCTGCGCTACCGGCTCATAGGAGTACGGCAACGCACTGAGGTTGAAATACCTTGGTGTGCAGTCGAATTCGTGGCGATCTTGGACACGCAACAGCGTGTTTTGAAATGCAATCACCTGCGCGTACTCGCGAGACATGCCCTCAAGCCCACCGTCCAACCAGCACGGTGCCTCTACTGTGTCGGGATTCAGTAGCGAAATGGCCCGCAACGCATCGCTGACCGCACTTACTTTCCTGTCGGTGGGGTCCCACGGTGCTCGGTCACCGTTTTGCAATACGCGCTCAGCACTGCCAAGCGCTGCATACAGCAATCGACGCAGGCCGTCTTTGTGTAGCGACTCCCAGCGCACGCCGTTGTATTGGTACCAATCGTCACGCCATAGCTTGATCGGCGTATCTTCGCGCTCCATAGCGATTGCGAATTGCTCGGCAACGTCCAGCGGTTTGTTATGCGATGGCCAGACGTTCTGACCGGTCCCGGCGCAACTGCATTCGGCGTTTACGCCGTCGCTGTCAACCTGCACCTTGATCTTGCGCAGCGCTCCGGTTTTCGACCGAAACAGTTCGGCACGTGCCTCGGCAACCGCTCGCTTTCCAGAACGCAAAACTGTTTCGAACCAATGGTTTTCGATCTCAGTAGCCGCGTGTTGCCAACCGGTGTGACCCTCTGCACCCAATCGGTACAGCATCCAATGCGCGTCGGTGATCTTGTCGTGGCTGGATTCTTCCTCGGTGATTTTGCGTGTCCACGTCTTGAGCGCGGTTGCGACGTTCCAACACATTTCGGGTTCGCTGCCATCGTTGAACGTTTCCGTAGCCCATTGGTATAGGTCGTCAACGCTGATTGACAGATCAATTTCGCCCGAATGACTCCGGTGTTTCCGTAGGTAGGTGACCCACGGTGCAGACAGGACGGGGAACGTCTTCGGGTCTGGCAATTCGTCGGTGTCCCGCCAGGCAGCCGGTCCTGTCTTGCCATCCTCGGTCAGCGCCACCGCTGGCGGGAACCACCAGTATTGGCTTTCCGATTTCGGATTGTGCGACGGCCAGACGACGGCATACCTATGGTGGCGCTGAATGACCTCAATCGCTTCATCGGCCTTGCCGCGCAATTCAATTCGCGAACCGTCCGCATCGAGCACCGGCACGAGGAACCAACGGATACCGCTGACGCCGTCCACACGGGCCGACGAAATCCACGGCTCGCGGTCGGACATCGGCCCTAGCTCATTCACCAGCCTTTTGAGCTGGTCTCCCCCGTGCTTGTCGTCGTACTGGTCGGTGTCGATACCGGCGAGCTGGTAGACCACACCGTCAATCGTGATTTCGGTACCGAACCAGAGGCCGGTGTTGGCGTTCATCCCAAAGCGGGACATCTTGGCCCATTTGGCGATCTGGTCGGCGTCGGCGAACTTGCCGTTTCGGCCAGTGAATCCGGTCTGTGGTGGTGACTTTTCGCCAGGCGGCAGCGCAATCGGCGCATACCCGGCGTCTAGGTATTTCAGTGCTACGTCTGCAAATGTCAGCACGGTCACCGCCGCGTCAGCGAGTGAACGCGGGCAGGACGATTCGCTGGCATCGCTACCGGCGCGCTCGGGTCAACGCGGTTGGCCTCAATGAAGTCTTCCAAATCGCTGGCCAGGTACCGGACGCGCGAACCGATTTTGACGTACGGAATCCCCTCGCCCCGGTATCGATCCTGCGCGAGCGATTGCACGCTGATACCGAGTTCTTCGGCCACCTCTTCGGGCTTTAAATATTTTTTCGTGGTCATGTTTTCCAATCCCCTGTTGGTACTGCATTTCATAGGAATTGGTTGCAAAGCGGCGGGCTTCTGCCAATTGGGCCGCGTGCTCTTGCAATAGTCAGAGCAACCGAGACCAAGAATGCACGGATATTCGAGCGCAGTCAAGCGCATCCTTTTGGCATGTCGTGACACAGTGGCATCACGTGAGGTAGTCTCACATCTACGCAGGTCAGAGGCCATCCCGCCAGACAGGCGCGGAAGTTCAGCAGACAGAAAAAGAATGTTAGAGAGAGGAATTCAGTAGCAAATGGCAACAGTCAGCAAATACCTAAATACGAGCGGTAAAACGCTTTGGCGCGTGCGATATAGGACGCCAGAAAACCGCCAGACCGACAAGCGCGGATTCACCACGAAAAGGGACGCCGACCGTTTCGCGGCCACCGTGGAGGTTAAAAAGCTCAGCGGCGAGTATGTAGCGCCGTCGCTCGGCCAAATCACAATTGGCGAGCTTGGCCCCGCATGGCTCAAACGCCAGGTGCACCACAAACCGTCATGGGCGGCACGGCTCGAATCTTCCTGGCGAATCCATGTCGAACCGAAATGGGGTCGTCGGCGTATTGCTGACATCTTGCGGTCAGAGGTCCAAGACTGGGTTGCCGAAATGAAATTGTCGGCGTCCTCGGTAGCTCACGCCCATACCGTCCTGGCGGGAATCTTGGACGATGCAGTCAGCGACCGACGTTTGTCAGTCAATCCGGCTCGCGGCATCCATCTGCCTCGCAAGGTGGATAAGCCACGCAATTACCTCACCGGCGCACAGGTGCAGGCACTCGCGGACGAATCCAAGCACCCTGACATCGTGTGGCTACTGGCCACGACCGGCATTCGGTGGGGAGAAATGGCAGCGCTGCGCGTCGGTGACATAGACCTCGGTCGCGGTCGTATCCGCGTCGAGCGTTCGGCGTCGAAAGTCAACGCTGAAACGGTCATCGGCACCACCAAAACCCACGCTGCGCGTTCGGTGGCGGTATCGGCATCGGTGCTCAAACTCTTGGCCCCGGTAATGGTGGCCAAATCCCCCGGCGAATTGCTGTGGTGCCGTGCCAATGGCCAGCCATTGCGGCCACCGACAACAACGCATTGGTTCGGCGCTGCGGTCAAACGGTGCCAGGCGGCAGACGCGCTATTTCCTCGCGTCACGGTGCACGAGCTGCGGCACACGGCGGCGTCCCTCATGATCGCCAGCGGGGCCAGTGTGAAGGTCGTACAGGCGCAGCTCGGGCACAAGACGGCCACCATGACCCTTGACCAATACGGCCACCTATTCCCCGACGACCTGGACGACGTGGCCGACAAGATGGACGACCTCGTTTTCGATTGTGGGCAAAATGTGGGCAAAAAGGATGCAGGCCAGACTAGAAACCTAGTCTGA